TTACCATTAGTTATATATATACGACTTTCTTTGAATTCCGATTGAGTTATATCCTTGATTAAAGGTATAATCTCCTTTTTCTTCAACCTCGTCTTCTTCGTCTTCGTCTTCGTCACTTGCTTCTTCCTTAGGTTCCTCTTTTTCCTCTTTTGGTTCGTCAGCATCAGATGATTCAAGTTTAGTAATTCTTTCGTCAATCTTTTTTAGCAAAGCTAAAACAGCGTCTTCTTTTACTTCCTCAACCTCTTTTGGTTCTTCTTTTTCCTCTTTTGGTTCAACTATTTCCGATTCGGTTTTCTTTTCTTCTTCTGTCATATTATCCTCCTTCTCAGTAATTATAGAATTATCAACTTTTGTTGAATGTAATTTGTATGCGCTATTTAATGCCATACTAAAAGTTGCTCCGCCGTCTGCTGGAACTGCTACTACGCTTAATTCTTTGAATGAAATATTATGTGGAATAATGTCACCATTTTCTGCTTCTTCTATGTCTTCTGGTTTAACGTGAGCACCCACTGATACAGTACTAAGTAATCCGTCTTTGATTAATTGTTTAACTTTTTGGTCTTTGATTATTGCTTTGAATGGTATGTTTCTTAGTGCTTCATCCCAACGTGCAGCATTTACTTTCCCAACAATTGAATCAATAGAATTATCGTGGTCTTTAAGTAATGGTACTCCAATTAATGTATGAGCACTTTTAGCTAACTCTTCACCTATAAATTTATGACCATTAGATGTAGTTGTTTCGTTTATTGCTATTCCATTTATTGTGAAATCACCATCTAGTTCTGCACTAGATTCGATTGGTACGAAATACTCTAAGATTAATTCTTCTGCCATTATAAACTACCTATATAAACCTATGCTAAAAAGAGTTTATATAAATTGATAATCGGTATATATATTAATGTATATTGACAAGTAAACATTTATAAAGATTAAAATCATATATTAATATGGAAGATTTATTATATACGGCTATGATTGAGAATGAAGAATTGTTAAATGAAATTCCTGATGGAATAGATTAATCAATTCGTAAAATTATTGTAACCTTACTATCAGCTGGACCCATTACACGAATGTTAAGACTTTCGTTTAACTTGAATTTATCAAATTGGTCATTTACTGCCAAATGAGAAATAGCACCTTGTAGTAATGCTCTAGGTGCATAATAGTTTATTCCTTTATGTTGAGCATTGTGAAATATTAAATAACCAAGTGACGATTCAATAGTTACAGAAACACATTCATCTGAGTCAATTATTAGACTGTTTAAATATCCAGTAATAAGATTGGTATTAAAATCTTGACCAGTCTTCATTTCAATTATATGTTCAAATAAATTAATCGTTCCCAAAATTTACTCTCCGTCTAATTTGAACTCGTTTGGTGGTTTGTTTGTTTTCGCCAGTTATTCCTCTATCTATTGATTGACCTAAATTTATCTGATCCATTCCTGTTATACCGTCTATTTGTTTGCTTACTACTTGGGTACTAATAGATGAACCGCCTATTACGTCATATTCCAAATCACCACAATATTTTTGGTAACTTATTCTCTGTCTCGTTACTGGGTCTATTAAAATCATGTTAAATACCTTTTCATCTCATCCTTCAAGAAATGCTTCCCTTTTTAATTTTTCTTGTCTTTGTATAAATTCATGTAAACATTGTCCACATATCCACATCCCATTCATTAGAGTAAGTGCTGGTCTTACTTTACACTTAGCACATATTGGTCTATTTGAATCTGTTATTTGAACCATTAGTTTACTAAGCCAACAATTGAACTTCTACACATTGGATGCATAGGTGGCATATTTACTCCTGGTGTTCCGTCTTTAGTTAAAAAAACTTGACCGTCTAGTTCTCTACAAATATCAGATGTTCTGTCGTCTATTGCAGATAGGTATCTATAAGTAGTTATATCATTTTCTATATACATATCCTTTAATCCAGCGTTTGCTAGTCTGACAGTTTCAGTCCTGGCGATACTTATTGGTCGTTTACTGGCAGATAAAGTTAATTTTTTTGTTCCGTCTTCTTCTATTTTGACTCTATCTTTTAAATTAATTGAATTTTTTATATCTCTTTCTATTTGTTTGATTGTTTTGTTTTTACGAAAGCCATCTTTTAGGATTATTTTTAATTTGTTTATGTCTCTACTTGGAAGTAACCCTTCGGTTAGGTCTTTTTGTGTTATGGCCAATAAGTCTGAGAACTTTTCTGTTCTGAGGTTTAATAATATTTTAACTAAGTAATCTGAATAATTAAATCCTGCTATATCTTTAAGATTTACATATTTGCCAATAGTCATAGCATTTAGTTGACCTTCTGTTAATTTATTATGAGTACATTCTGTTATCTTTGTCAAAACCGCCTTTGAATCTTTCAGTTGTACCCTATCTGGCGACAACTGATTTTTATCTATATCTGATGATTGATTTGCTGTCTTTTTTGCTCCTGGTACTTCTGGTTGTTTTATTTGTTCTTCTGCTTTACGGTCTGCATCTTCTTGTGCCTTTAACTCTGCTTCCTCAGCATCGGCTTTCTTTCTTGCTTCTTGAGGAGTTGGTAAAACATTTTCTAAATTTTCTAATCCTAATATTTCTGCGTACTCTATTTCTAGGCTAGCTCTAAGTTCTGGTGATAAATCCATTACTCTTAAAGTATCAATTATTTTTTGTAATCGTTCGTTCTTTTCGTCTTCTCCTGGTAAATCCCAAGTAAAGTCTACTCTACCATCTAACTTACCTTGACTTCTTAAATATGGTCTAAGTATCTGTGATTCGACTGTTTGTTCGACTATTGTTCTAACTGATGAAATAAATCTAAGAAATTCTTTATCATTTGTTTTAGCCATACCTTCTGGATTGTTACTTACTCCTACTAAGCTCATTGGTATTTTCATTCCTAATGCTAATTGTTCTAAATCATGTTCTGCTGCTTTTGTTATGTTGTCTCCTATTCCTGCGAAATCTATAATACTCATATCTACGTTTGCATCTGTAACATATTCAACAGAGTTATTCATATATTGTAAATCTGATTTAAAATCATCCAAATCTTGTTTTTTAACCTTTTGTCCTGGTTGTCCTAATTTAACATGAAGTGGTGCACCAGCTTTACGACTAATTATTTTACTTTTATCTACTTCATCACCAGCATAATTTTCAATACTAACCCTATTTGACCAGACTAATCCTCTTCCGTATGGGTCGTTTGGTAGTTTGTTAATTGTTAAATGTGCTATTTGATTTGGTTTAAATGGAATAGCTTTTTTATTCATACTAAAAGTTTTTAATTCACCTTTATAATAATTATATTCTTTGACTACTCCCTTTTTATTACGTTTGACGTACATATTGTTAGCTTTCATTACTCTTAACTTTTCAATATTTTTTAAATCGGTGAAATCTAATTCCATAAAACCATTACCTTTAGAAACTGCTTCTTTAATCCATGGTCTAAATTTAATCTTAAGTTTAGTATCATATGCAAAGTCCTCAAGTAAAGCATTGGCATTTTCATCTTTGATTGATATTTTGAAGTCTCCAACAATTGCGTCTACTATTTTATCTACCAATGCATCGGCTACTCCTACATTATTTAGAATTTTATCTACTTGGTCAAAATCAAATGGATGCTCTGCGCCAAGTCCTTTTGGAAAAGTTATTTGAGTATCATCTACTTCACCCTTAAATGTTTCATTTAGAATATTACTTCTTTCGTCTGGTGTTACTGCCAAATAGCAACTTACTCCTGTATCTGATTTTAAATCCATAAATTAACTAACAATAATCTACTTATATAAATTGAGTATAATAATATATATAGTTATCTCCATATAATTAAACGATGTATGGGGTGTAATAATCATCTAGGTCAAAATAACATCTCATCATCATAGCATCAGAATAATCAGTAGAACGACCCAATACATCGTGTAATTCTTTTTTGTTTATTACTTCTAATTTTCCTTCGTTTAATACCTGACCATTTGAACCAGTAGCTGTTCTGGCTTTTATTTGTTCTAGGTCTTGAATTATACCCTCCTTCACTTCTAGTGGAATATCTTTGTAACATCCTATTTTACCATTATTTACTACTTCTGCTAATTTAAAGTAACATTGAGTTTTTAAATTTCTGTAATTGTGAATCTTCTTTGTGAAGTCTGTTTCGATTGGTATACTATTATTGACAAAACCAACACAATTTTCCATATAATCAACCACACCACCACCTACTCCATCTTCATCTATTATGATATTCGAATGAGGTACTCTATATTTTGTTGCTAATTCGTTTAGTTTTTCTACTACTTGTGGGATTGAACTCTTAGCTAAACTAACTATTGTTTCTATGTGATATTCGCGCCAGACTACTATTATAGTTTTATCTTTACCAAATCTTGCAACATCACAAGACATATAATTATTTGCTCTATGTGGGATGTTATATTGATTAGTAAAGATGTCTATTATTTTATTATAATTAAATAACATACTAGGATCATCTGAATAGTTCCAATTACCGTAAAGTAATCGTTCTTTAGAGTTTTTGTCTAACTTATTTAAATTTTCAACATAGTACTTGCTCATAAAAGGATTATCACCTACTAATGCAGGGATGAATTCTCTGTAGTCTTCAAGTTTACCCTCAGTCCAAGGTCTCCAGTATTCTTTATATGCCCAATTCTTTGCTGGGTTACTAGCCATTAGTAACTTTGGTATTAAGTCATATTCGTCTAACTTATATCTAAGTCGAGACATTACTATCATTTTAGCTTTTTCTGTTATTTCAGACACTTCATCCATAAAAGCACCTGTATATTCTGTACTACCAAGTGAATCGAATTCTGGGTCAGTTGGATATAAAAATAAATCCTTCATATAAACAGAACTTCCAGTTTTAAGAAATTGAATAAAATGTTCTTGTGCGTTGTACTTCCAGTCTGTGTCTTTCTTTAGACCCCAATCCTTAAGTACCGCCAGGAAGGACAGAAACGTACTCTCTTTGAGACTTTTCAGTCTTGCCCTACCCATTAGCCATCTAGTACCAGGATAAGCCAAACAACTAAATATAAGCCAAATACAACCAAGATAAGATTTTCCTCCACCTGCGCCTCCTCCAAAAAAGAGTTCAGTAGTTTGCTTGTCTCTTAGAATTTCAAATGCATGTTTCTGCTTAGGACTTAGTTGAAGATTTATCTCCATCTGGAATCTTTTCCTCAATTATTATCTTAATTTGTTCGCCTTTGTGTTCTACTGATTGTTCTGTTTTTTCTACCCAACCTTGATTTTTACCTAAGTTTTTAAGTATAAATTGAGATGCTTTTTGTCTTATGTTAGCTGCGCTTGATACTGACTTTGGATCTTCGAAGTCTAGTTGTTGAAATATTTCGTTTTCTGCTTTATCTATATTTTTTAGTCTCTGTTTGTCTAGTAATTTTCTCATGTCTGGGTTACGGTCAAGATACTGAGTAATAGCTGAATCTGTAACTTTTAATCTAACAGACATTTCTCTGTTTGTTCCTATACTTCCGTCTAAAGCTTTAATAAAACCACCTTTTGTTATCTTTGCCATGTTTTAGTTTTTTAAGTTACTTTATCTTTATGTCTTTGAATATTACATCATATATCTTAATAATCATACTTATATATATAAACGGCAAAGCTAAAGTTAATGATAAAGCTATAATTGGTAATGTAATTAAGAATACTATTACTTTTTCTATTTTATTTAATTTTCTCATGAGTATGATTCCCTAAACCTGGGAGCAAGTTAAATTATTTTAATTCTCCGGCTATTTGTTTGTCTAACATTGCTCGTTTTTTTACTGCTCTTACAATTGATGCTGGTTCGTCTTCCATTACTTTGTAAATAAATCCATATCCTTTAAACTTATAAGTAGTTACTTTACTTTTAACATCTAGTCCTGGATTATGTTTAGATAGATTTGTGTCTGGACGTTCGTGAGTTTTTACCACTTTGAAGTTTTTTAAATTACTATACTTATCCCAATCTACCTTTGGTAATTTTAATTCTTCTGGTTTTTCTATTGATCCGTATTCTCTTAATTGTGCATCTACTTGAGATTTTATTGCTTGATTGAACTCTTCACGTGCTACTTGTCTAGCGAATGGTAAATTATTTGTTGTGGCGATTGCCTCTTCGTTGTTTAATTCTATTTCGAATTTCTCTCGAGCATTTTTGCTTCGTTTTGGTTTGTTTAAGTTTACTCCTTTAACTCCGTCTACTGTTAGATTGTTTAGCTCTGAATTGGTCATGTTTCTTGTTATATCCATTTTTTCCTCCTAATTTAGTTTATTAATTTCATATTTATTTCTATAATGAAGACTTACTGCTGCAAAACCAAAAGCTAATATAAATAACATTACTGATATACCAAACCACTCGTTCATTCTACACCTGGCATTTCTTTTACTTCTACGCCGTCTTTTAATTGAGTTTGTTCTGTATGCATTGATTTCTTTTCGAAAGCTATTTGTTCTTTTAATTGGTTTAGGGTTTCTTTTATTACTAACTTTTTACGGTCTTTGGCTTTTAGTTCTTTGTCTTCAAGGTATTTTGCCCACTTATCATTGAAAGCGTTAAATTCTTCGAAGTATCTTTCTTCTTGAGTTAGTTCTGCTATTTTCTTCTTTCTTAAATTTATACCTTCACGGCATAATTTACTTTCTTGTTTTGTTAAATTTCTTTTCATTTTCTATACGTTTGTATTCTTCTACTGCTTTATTTATTATTTCTGCGTTTCTTAATTCTTTTTGTAGTTTATTCATTTTTTAGGTATTTTGAGTCTATTAGACTTATTTGGTCGTCTACTACTTTTCTACAATATAGGTCTGGTTTAAAGTCTGGGTGTACTGCGAAGAATAATAATTGCCTTAAGTTAAATCCTATGCTTCGTTGGACTATTTTGTCCATTTGATTATTTAGTTTTCTTGTCATACATTAATTAATTAATTATAGTATTTAAATGTTGGCTTATTAATATATATATTTGTTTTGCTGTGTTTTTCCAGGTGTATTTAGATGCACGTTTGATACAATTCTCTTTGAATCCATAAATTCCATTTGTATATATTCTTCTTAATTCTTTTTTTAATTGTTCGTGATTTGGAGTTGCCCAGTTTATTCCTTCATATTCTACTTCGTGAGTTATTTCTGTTAATTTATAATCAATCAATGCACCTACTTCATTATCAATAAAATCAGTTTGGCCGCCGTAGTTTGTAGTTATTACAGGTTTACCACATGCAAGTGCTTCAAGGCATGGTAAATTAAATGCCTCTGCTCTTGTTGGAGAAACAAATACATCACATTCATTATATAATTCATTTAGTTGTTTGGTTGTATAATTTTCT